CCAATGGAGAGAGATATTGCTGTTATGAAAGCAGAGATAGCCGTGCTTGAAACACGCCTAAACGAGCTTATTAAAAAACAGTCTAATCCTTTATCACAATGATACTAGAAGCACTAGTAGCAACAGCGATTATATCGCTTTGTTACTTATACATATTGGAGTAAATATGCCAAAAAAAGCAGATACAGAAAAAGAGGCTAAATTTATAGAAGCCTATACAAGTGGCAATACCACAGGAAATGCAAAACAATCTGCAATCAAAGCAGGTTATAAAAAGTCGCCTAAACAATGGGGTAACTACCTCAAAGATAAATTCAAAGATGAAATACGTAAAGCACACGAGAGCAACTTAGCAGAGGCTTCCGGTGTAGCTATAAATGAACTTACTAGTTTACTCAAAGACGAATCATCTAGGATTAGACTAGACGCTTGTAAGCATGTGCTTGATGTTAATAACTTTACATCACAAACAATCAATCTAAACGTAGAAAAATCACCAGAAAATTTAGACAGAGATGCTTTGATTGATAAGATAACTAGTTTGGCTGAAAAAGTACCACATCTAAAAGATAAAATTTTACAAAATAGCAAACAAGATACAAAACATTAATAATCACCAATCTTTGAACGTGCTGAATTTTCAAGTCTGTTTATCATATCTATAATTTCTAAATAAGTTTCTTTGTATTTCATAAATACGTTGTGTGGAAATCCTGTCATTTCACATCTAACTTTATCATCGTACAAAAATATACCATTATCACAATGATTACATTTATTAATACTTGCCAAGGTCTTGATAACGCCTGTACCATTACAAAAAAAACATCTTTCCGTAACAACTTCAACAATAGCTGAGTTTAAAAATTTTCTAATTAAACCTTTTTCTTCCGGTAGTTCTGTTTTATAAAAAAGTTGGTAAGTATCTTCGTACAGGTCATCGAATAAAGATGATTTACTATCATCGTTATCAAGGTATTTCATAAGCAAAAAATTATATTCTTTTCTATTTAATTTTTTTATACCAAGCATGTGATTTATGTCCTCTGGAGTGATGGCGTTGTGGTTTCTGCCACTAGACATTTCAAAACTTGGCGATTTAGCAAGGAGTTTAGTAAGCAATTCTGCTTTCATTTATTTATTCTCCCTAAAATACTTCAATAACTCTTCCTGTGTACCATATTTTTTTTCCCACTTCAAGTTTCCTAAGTGATGAATACCTTGTTTTCCTTGGTGGTGCGTATGACATATCACAGAGGGATAAAGTCTTTAGACTTCATTCCCATTCCACCCCCTGTCAAATGATGTATGGTTGCAGGTGTGTAATATCCACTCCTTTTGCAAACCACACAACCAAACTCTATAGCTTCTTTGTATTGAGAACGTGTGTTTTTATTTGGTTTTTTCGGCATTTTTCCTCATTCGTTCTTCAAAATCTTTGTGTTCTTGTTCGTTTTTTCTTATTTCTTCTGCTATTCTCATGCCGGATTCTATTGGTGTTTCTGGCATGATATGGCTATTTGGGTCTAGTAAAGCAGAAATAGGCACTAGAACACCTTTTGATGTATTATTATCACCACCCAGAACACGTCTACCCTCTTCTCTGTAGTAACGTCTGGCAATTTTTTTCATCCTTTCTACTGACAACCACACGCAAAAACATAGCTTGTCGTCTTGCATGAAATTAATAACCCACCATTCAGCTTTTGTGTGAGCCAACCCACTTTTTTTATCTCTACTTTCATATTCTACAAAGCAATTATCTGTGTTGGTCCAATTCCTTGCTGTCTTAGTTTGCTCACTTTTTACTTCTGTTCGGTCATCTTCCAAAACACCCCAAACAATTTTTTCACCTCTTTTGCCAACTTTTAAATCATACTCAAAATTCTCATTGTGTTTCATGTTTTTCCTCGATTGTGTGGTATACGTATACATCTGTCTTGCAGTTAGGACAAGATAAATTGGTTACTATTGAATAATCTTCATCTTCCTCTGCGTCATGGTCGCCACCCCAAATTAATTCACTATTGCAATGCCAACACTTCAACCTAACTCTCCATAAAGTTTTTTCTCTCCTCTCTCGTTAGCAGATTCAGTCCTGAAAAGATTACAAGATTCTTTAATAGAATCTATCTGATGTCTGAGTTTAATAACCTCTTCCTTAGATATTCTTATGTTTTTGTGCATTTGAGTTATATCGCTATGTGATTCAGCCATACACTCTCTATCTTTGTAAGTCATGCCATTATTAGCATTTTCTAATATTAACTCGGCTTTTCTTACCTTAATCATGGATTTTAAATATTCGTAAGTTGCCTCTGATTTAGCTAGTTTTTCCCCTTTTTCTCTTATTTCTATTACAGCTTTTTCTAAATCTTCTGAACGTAGTTTAATCATTTTTTCAATACACCTATCAGTTTTGTTTTGAGGTTATTCGGTAGCTTATTGTAAGTGTCTCCTACTTTCATTTGTTTATACATATCAACAAACACTTGCTCTTTCTTGTCAGTTTCGTGCATTGGCAACCTCCTGAGATTATTTCCACCCAATTTGTTCCAAACTTCTATGGCTGTCTCGTCTTTAACGTCTTTATGGTCAAAAAAATCTTTGTATAAATTTCTGATATTAACGTCAGTTTCGGCTAGATATCTGGTCAAGTTTTCTGGTACTTGTGGTTTCCATCTACCAATTTCTTTATCGTTTGTATGTGATAGAAAAGCTCCTACCACAGCGTCAATCTCATAGTTTTGTAGACTCAGCCAAAACATCATTTGTTGTTCTACAGTAAGCTTTGGCTGTTTAGGATAGGTGTTATTGAATAACACAATTAGATTTTTAAATTCTTCTTTATTCATACTTTTTTAATTATATATACACACATATATGTATGTGTATGTTTTTATATTTATTAAATATAAATAATATATTAATATCACGAATCCTTTTTTTGTTCAAGGTTTTTTTTTATTAAAATAGTTAAGTTAATGTTGATTAAGTTATATTAGCATGTATAATGTCAATATGAGTATGAAAAACAATCTTTCTGGTAGTAAAGAAAAACCAGCAAAAAAGCCAAAAAACATAACTTATGGATATGTTTACGACATATTATCTAAAATAGACACGACAGGCAAAACTGAACTAAAAAATGGGTTTACTTACCTTAAATGGTCCTATGCTACAGCGTTAATGAACGCACATTTTCCTCAACATCATATTTATTTTGTAGATGAAAAGCATAAATTTTTAGAAGATGGCTCACAAGAAATATATTGTAGATGTGATATACCTACAAATTCAGACGGAACAGGAGAGGTTTTATACAAAGAGGTTTGGTATCCTGTTACAGATTATAAAAACAGTCCAATTATAAAACCTAACTGTTTTGATTTGAACACAGCTAGAATGAGGGCTATGGTCAAATGTTATGCTATGTTTGGATTAGGTATTCAAATTTTCCATGATGGAACTACTATGCCGGAAGGACTACCACCTGTTGTAAATGTTACAAACAAAACGCTTTTAAAGATAAAAAAGCTTAGTAAATCACAAGAAAAACAAGCCAAAGCGTTAGATGTCGCTTTTGACGAAGGTCTAATCAAACATGGTCTTACAAATGCACAGGAGTTAGGCACAGCGTTACAACCAAACGTAGAAATACAGGACAAACCTTTTGAAAAATACAACATGAGGGCTTCAAACTTTATCCGATATGCTTTCGGAAGCAGACAGAACAAAGAAAAGAAATATGTTTTTTCTTATGCAGACAGGAAAGCAAAACTTCAAGAAGATATTGATTGTAAAAACAAAGAGATAGATGAAAGAGGTAAACCATTTATTGAGTATGGAGTTTTTAACGAGAGATGTGGGATTGCAGAATGGTGTTTGATTAACCAAACTAGTTGTGCAAATTACGGAGATTTTCAAGAATCATTCAAGATACCTATTGACGATACATGGTCTTATAGTGCTACCCCAGATGGCATAATGCACGACAAAAAAGGAATCGTGGAAGTGAAGTGTAGCAAAATGGGTAAAGCTTGTTATGACGATTTCCCAAAGCAATACATTCCACAGATAGAAGGGCAGTTATGGATATTGAACACACACTTTAAAACAGACACGTTTAAATATGTAGACTTGGTAAATTGGACACCGGATAGGACAAAAATATGGAGATACACACATAACCCTACCTATTTAGATATGTTGAAAAAAAACTTAGAGGAATACAGAATCTTGTTGGATAAGATTTATAAAGGAGAGGACAACATTGACTCCCTTCCTAAAAAACCTTACGTGCCGGATATATTAATATCACGAAAAGATGAGATAAAACATAACATTCAATTATTATTTGATACAAAAAAAGGAGAAGAAAATGAGTAAGAACGAAAAAAGCTACAGGGCATGGTTAAACAAGCCATATGAAAAAGTATTGGCACTTAATGATGTAGTCCGACAGGTAGAAGAAGTCCAAAAAAAAGACAACAAAAAATACCCATTGTTTACAGGTAAATTTCAAGATGAAAAAGGAGAAAAAGACATAGGGAAAGTTACTGTTTTTCTTAATCTAACTAGCAAAAACACACCCTTTTTAAACGTAGTATTAAAAATGGAAGAAGATGATGAGGACCTAATTTAGATGGCGTATAGAAAAGACTACTATGAAAAAAATAGAGATAAACATAATGCTAGAAGCAGAAGTGATTATCAAAAACACAGAGAAAAAAGGTTAGCTACCCTCAAAGAAAAAAGAGCCAACAGAACAAAAGAGCAACATGAAGAAGATAAGAAAAAAATGAGGGAAGCATATCAGAGAAGAAAACTAACTAGCCCAACAAAGAAAGACTTACAGGCACAACTAGACAAATGCTTGAAAGAAAAGAAGGAGTTAGAAGATTCAATCAATGATGAAATAGAACATTGACATAAACAATTCATTATGTTATTATACATATCAAGAGAGCAGATAACGACTGCTCGGCTATGGGATAGATAGGAGTGAAACACTCAGAGTGAAATGCGAAAAATAGAAGCCTATCTATCCTTAATAAATTA